AGTTATCCCTCGCACTTGCAAAAAACCCCGCCGTAGCGGGGTATGTTTAGATAATCCAATCAGCGCACTCTTCAACGGTCGTAACTGTTATGCCTGTATTAGCCGCAAACTTAATTTCTGCGGCCTCTGCGTCCTGTCTAGTTTTAAACCTTTTACCTCTGAGGTTGCAGTCTTTTAAAGCCTTATAAATTTCCTTCCTTTGCTTTTTTTGTAAATGAAAAGAAGGAAACACTTCAAACCAACTGTTCATAACTAACTCCTAGTTGTTCTACGTGGAACATTTTTTGTTTGCGGTTTAAGTAACGGCTACTGCGCTTGGCGTAACCAGTAGGCATATTACCCACTAGGAACATTATACTAGGAATTAACAATAATGTAAAGTTGCAAGCAAATTGCATAAAACGGTAGCGCCTATTGTTTCTACGTGTATACTGGTTCCGTTACTAAAGTAGCCAAAAGGGGAAACTATGATAACGATTATTGTTAATGCTGAACACGAGGTCGATGTAGATAGCGGCGAGTATATGGGCGCTACCTTAGATCATATCTATGACTGTGGCCATATCGCTTTGCTTGTAGAAGAAGATGAAATAGACGCTGACTATCGCATAACTGTCGACTGCTGGCCAGATGAAGCACACGGCATTCCATTCGCTCATCGGTCAATGGAGATAGCAATGGTGCGTAGATGCAAGTGGAACCGCCATCAAATACTTAACGCAGAAGATGTTATTTTTCAGATAGAGGAGCACAGAAATCTATGAAATTTCCAGAGCTAAAGTTTCTTGACACCACAGAGCTAGACAAGGCTGTAGAACAAGCGACCACCTATGCCGAAATGACAAAGGCGTTATGGCGCGATATGCAAATAGAGGCTTTGTGTGACGCTGTAGACACCAACCCGCCAGAGGCAGACCCAAACGAGCCAGATGACTATGAAAGTAAAACGCATGGTTACTAAATACGAAAGCCAGTATGACGGTATCCCTGTAGTCTGTAGGGAGTTTGGTACACCAGAGTGGGAGGCCATGAACTGGTGCGATTCTTGTCACGATCATGTATCGGGGCCGGTGTACCAGCAAGAAGATGACAGCAATAAATACTGTCAAAACTGCTGGGACGTTGTTCAGGACCTAGCATTGGATAACTTTTAAAGGGGAAAAGCTAATGAAGGACACTTTCAGTGTTTTAAGCAAAATTAATGTCAACGAATACACCGAGCAAAAAGGTAAATTTACTTATCTGAGCTGGGCTTTTGCAGTGCAAGAGTTGCTAAAGGTATGCCCAGAGGCAACATGGGAAATGTTAGAGCCTACTACATACCCTGACGGCACTATGATTGTCTGGTGCAAAATAACCGCAGAGGGCGTTACCAGAACAGCATACCTGCCTGTTATGGACAACAGAAACGCGCCAATAGCCAAACCTAATGCCTTTCAAGTTAATACCGCGATGCAACGATGCCTTGCCAAAGCCATAAGCCTGCTAGGGTTGGGTTTATATATCTACGCTGGCGAGGACTTGCCAGAGGTTACCGATTACGACCTATGTCTGCAAAAGCTAGATGCAGATGACCCGCTTGCCTTTAGGGAATGGCTTTCTACTCTTGGCTCAGAGGTATCTGCTTCTGTGTTTAACGATGCGCCAAAAGGTGAAAAGGTAAAGTTTAAGGAGCGATTTAACGCAGAAATAAGGCACGCTGATGAGCTTATTAACCAGTTTGAAAACGATATAAAAGCGGCGATAGAAAAGGAGGACGCCTACGCATTAGCGCAATTAGGGGATGAAATGAGCAGATATGTAAAAGGAATTGTTATGTCTCGATTAAATCCCGAAGAAATTCAAAAAGCAAAAGAACTGAAGAAGGTGACAGGGTAATGCCTAAGATTAAAGACGTTAGGGCGGCGGTAGCCGTTTATACAAACAAAGAGGGCAAAGAGCGTAAAAAGTACCAAACGGTTGGCGCGCTCTTTGAAAGTGAATATGGGTTAAGCATGAAGCTGGATACCATACCCGTAGGAACGGTATGGGATGGGTGGCTTACTTTTGATGACCCTTATGAAAAAAAGGAGGAGATTTTTAAGGAAGGCATGAGTAATGCCAAGAAGTCTTTAGGTGATTCAAACAACGATAAGGAGTTAAGTGATGATATCCCATTTTAATATCGGGAAAAGTTTAAGAAAGATGCAAGCCGAAAATCGCGTTAGCAACATTGAGCTTGCAAAAGATTTAGGGGTAAACCCTGTGCAGGTTGCAAGATGGCGTAACGCCAGCGACATGAAATTTAGTAGAGTTGCGCAACTCGCAACCAAATTCGATATGAGCATAGAGGAGTTTGCTAAACAGGGGCTATAAAAAGCCCCGCCGAAGCGGGGCAACAGAACAACTAGGAGTGCTCTATCGTATGAAAGGGGTGACATACGATAATAATAATGTACTCCCATAAATTTAAAAGTGCAAGCACCTCAGAGTATATCGGGCGTTAGGCCAAGGAACCGAAGAACCTTGGAGCGGAGTTGACCCTCTCTATTAAGCGCCTCCCAGTGCCGAGTGCTGGTAACGGGAATAGATGTCAAGATTCGATACGGTATACAGAGCGCGTCAGTTAAGGCAAATAGTTTTAGGTTAGCAATAACTTAAAAAGGGTTGTTACATTCTAACTAGGAGAAATTTATGACACAGCGAGATCGCATTCTTAATTACCTGAAAGACGGCAATAAGCTAACAAGGCTTAATGCGTGGAACGCACTAGGGATTTTAGAAGCCCCAGCAAGAATTTCTGAGTTGCGAGCAAAAGGCCATCCTATCAAAACTGCTATGAAAGTGGTAAAAAATAGATATGGCGAAAAAGTAAAAATAGCGGAGTGGTCATTATGAGCGTTGCAGATGCTGTTTATAAAAGCAAAGCGTGTAGCTCTGAGCTATCTTTTACGCTAAGTGACTTAGTTAAAGAGCTTGGCTGTCCTAAAGAGTCTATACAGCGAGGGCTTACTCATTTAGTCGCCGCCAATCTGGTTTTTGAGGGTTACGCAAATAACAGAAAAACCTATATTAAGGCTGTGCGTCATTGGGTGCATAAAAAAAGATTGGCAAATTACTGCCCGCCTAGACCCGCAAAAAACGCTTTTGTATCACCTTGGTTAGTTAGGGAGGGGATGTATGATTCTTAGTAATGGCGAGCATTGGGAGCCAGAGCAGTCTGACATATTAGCGTGGCAACAGGCTTATAAAAAAATTGATGTTTATGGTGAGCTTGATGCAATGGCGTGCTGGTGTGAGGCCAACCCATCTAAAAGAAAAACTTCAAAGGGTATTAAGCGGTTTGTTAATAGCTGGCTTAATCGGGCCAACCAAAGCGGCGGCAGTCCATTTAATCAGCCACAAAAAGAGGGCGAGGCGTTACCTGTAAGGCGATGGACTATGCTTGATATGCTTACCCACGATTTTATGGACAGCGAGAGTTTTAGAAATAAAATGCTGGAAAAGCATGGGCAATATATAACGTCAAAGGGAGTGCGCCATGTCAGGGGGTGAAAGCTGGACAATTAATAATGCAGACCAGCGCAAAATGTTAATTGAATACATTGAGAGCAATAAAGACAAGCCGCTGACTTTTAAGGTTGTTCGCCAACAAAGAACGCCGAGGCAAAACAATGCGATATGGGCTTATTGCGCAGAGGTGGCAGAGCAGATGTTGGCCATGGGAAAGGATATGCGTACCGTTTTAAAGGAGGGGGTACCTATAGACCCAACAAAACAACTTATTCACGACCAAATCTGGATGCCCGTACAGGCCGCTATCACTGGAAAAACTGAATCTACAACTGAACTTGATAAAAGGGAGGTTAATCAGGTTTATCAAGTCATAGCTAAAGTCTTGGCTGAGAATCACGGCATAAGTGTTCGATTTGGCAAAGAATGGTAAAATTGATTTTTCCTATGCAATTAGGGGAGTTGCATGGACCATCCATTACTACAGTTTTGCAATTCAAACGCTCAGATAGACGCTATAAGGCTGGTTGAGGTTGAAGGTCTAAGCCAGAGACAAGCGGCTTCTATGCTAAATATAAGCAGAGGGGCGCTAAGAGATAGGCTAAAAGCTGTTGAAAAGAATGCGGCAAAACGCGGATACAGCCCAGACAATGACTGGCACCACCCAGTACCAGACGGGCATAAGATTAAGGGCGTATCGACATTCTACGATGAAGACGGCAAGCCAATTCGCCAGTGGGTCAAAAGCCAGACCGATGAGGAAAGGCAGTTTGAGATACTGGTTGAGAGGCTAGAGAACGCCACAAAGAATCTCCCAAAGTTTAAGCCTACCAAACCCCCAGCATCCGCAGATCAAAATCTTTTATCTCTTTTAACAATTACCGATTTTCATCTTGGCATGTATGCTTGGGGTGATGAAACCGGTGATGACTGGAATGTAGAAATAGCCCGAGATGTATTTTTAAATTCTATTCATGACATGATTCAAGCCAGTCCTAAGTCCGGCACTGCCGTACTGTGCCAGCTAGGGGACTTTTTACACTGGGATGGAATACTATCAGTGACGCCTAGTAGCGGTCACATTCTTGATGCAGACACCCGATACGGGAAGCTAGTTGAGCTTTCAATGTCAGTTATGGCTGAAGCAGTCAGGATGATGCTCAAGAAGTTTGACAAAGTTGTGGTTATATCCGCTGAAGGGAACCATGATATATCAGGGTCTATTTGGTTGAGGAAATACATTAAGCATCGCTTTTCTAACGAGCCAAGGCTTGAGGTGATAGATAACGAGTTTCCTTATTATGCGTATCTACATGGCGATACAATGCTGGCCTTTCATCACGGTCACAAAATGAAGTTGGCCCAGTTGCACAAACTATTTGCCAGCGAACCAAGGTTCCGAGAGATGTGGGGCAAAAGTAACTATACGTATATCCATGCTGGCCACTTTCACCACGAGCGCGTAAT